ACGCCGTCGCCCATCAGCGGGTTCGAGGTCAGGATCGAATAGACCAGATCGGATTCGAGATCGGCCGCCGAGGCGCCGAAGGCCGAAGGGATGCGGGTGAAAGCATCGAGATCGTCGTTGATCAGCGTCTGGCGGGTGATGCCGATGATCCGGCCATAGGTCAGCAAGGCATAGACTTCGCGGCCTTCGCCCATCGTGCCGTAGGTGAACTCGCCGCTTTCGGGCACGCGCAGCAAGTCCGGGGCCCCGGCAAGCTGGGTGCGCTGGACCGGGCGGAAGTCGGTTATCGTCGCCTGCCGTGCCCAGGCGGTGAAGGTGCGGGGCGTGGAATCGTAGGCTGAGCGCAGGGTCTTGTTGGCGACGTTCGCCAAGATAAAGGGAAAATCGGCATTGGAATGATAACCGGGCCCGGCCCGCTTTTGCAGCGCCTCGGTCGCCAATTCCATCCGGGACAGACCCCGGGTGCTGATGCCCCGGCGTTCGAGGGCGTGGCGGGCCATATCGAGGAGGTTCAGCCCGCGGAATTCGCGCGCGGCATCGGTTAGCTTGTGGAGCCCGGGGGAATGACGGTGCAGCAGGGCGTCCGTCACGGCATCGCGATAGGCGATTTCGCTGGCGCCACTGTCGCGTGCGGCGGCGGGCACAGTGGCGCCGGTGCGGGTGCCGAGCGTGTCGGCCTCGGCCAGTTTGTCCAAGACAGCGCCGCGGGCAGTATCGAGAGACACGCCGCGGCCGATCAGATCGGCGGCGAAGGCGGTGTCGAGGCTGTGGCGTTGGCACAGGGTCAGAATGTCGGCTGCCGCCCGCTGCGCTTCGGCGCGGATCGCGTCGGCGCTTGGCGCGGCCGGGGCGATCACCAGCGCTGGGGGCTGAACGGGATCAATGGCGCGCGTGACGGGTGCGGGCGCTGCCGCGGTTTGGATATCGTCGGGCATAGAGGCCTCCAAGGTTGCGTTTGTGGTGCGGGTGAGGGTGCAAGTGTTCATCGTGGCGGTGCGGGTGGCTTCTGATCGGACCCGCGCGCCGGGGTCGGCGCCGATCGCCACGGCGGAGATTTCCAGCGGTTCCCAATCCACGGCGCGCCAGAGTTCAGGCGCGCCGTCGCGTTTGGTGATGTCGTAGCGGTGGACGCGGTAGCCGACCGAGACGTTGCGGATGATGCCACCCGCGATGTCGCGGAAGATCGGCTCGACGTCGGCCCGCTCGCTGAAGCGGATCGTTGCGGTGCCCTGGCCATTGGCGATCCGGGCCGATCCGTCGACGACAACGCCCAGCACCGAGTCCAGCGACCAGGCGTCATGCGAATTCAAGAATGGCGCGCCACCGTTTAACCGGTCCAGCCGGACCGCTGATCCGTCCAGCGAGAGTTCCTCGTCGACCGCCTCGTCCCAGAACCGGGCCCGGCGCACGGTGGCGCCGGTGGTCCAGATGATCTCGACCGTGCGGGCGGCTTCGTCGACGGAACCCGCGCGCACGGACGCCATCCGCCCCTGCAGGGGCAGATCGATGATGTCTTTCGGCATGATTTGCTCCGTTCAGCTTTGGCTGGGGTCTGGCGGCGTCTTGCCGGGCTCGGTGTCCAGCGATCCGGGGTCTTGGCTTTGCACCTGCCCGCCGCGGCTGACTTTCCGCGGATCACTGTCAAAAATCAGGTTCATCGTATCGGCGAGGAGCGCGAACTCCTGCCATTCTTCCAGCACCTTGCGCGGATCGTAGCCGCGCTTGGCGATCTGCTGGGCGATGGTCGAAAACCCGGCACGGGTTTCCAACAGGTCGGTGGTGGCGTCCTGCAGCGGGTTGACCGAGTCGAACTTCGGCGGCGCCCATTCGACCGGCACATCGGCGGTGGGGATCAGCCCGGCGGCAAAGGCGGCCTCGCAGAACCATTGCCAGATTGGCTGACAGAACATTGGGATGATCATCTGCCATTGCATGGCCTCCACCATCCGGCGGAATTCGTTCAGGCCGACCCGGCTGGACGAGAAATTCACCTGACTGAGGTCGCCGGTCATCAGCTCGTAGGGCACGCGCCAGCCCGCCGCGATGATGTGCAACTGCACGCGGTGCCATTCATAGACTCCGGCGGTCGAGGCGGGCTGGTTGAACTTGATGTCCTTGCCACCCCGCGCATAGGCGATCAGTCCCGGTTCGAACTGCTCAATCCGGTTGCCGTCGGCATCCTGCACCACCGGGGCGATCGACTGCTGGGTTTCGTCATCGCCAAACACAATGCCGACAAGGCAGGCCTCGGTTTTCTTGCGCACCAGCTCGGCACGCTGCCAGTCGTCGACATCGCGCAGCGCTGCCATGGCCGGAGTGCCCCATGGCACGCCGCGTGATTGCACCCGCTGCCGTTCAAAGAGATGTGCCACCCGGTCGGCGGGAATACGGACAGACTCAAACCGGCGCGAAAACACCGGTGCCGCGTCGCCCGGATGATCGGGATACATCCAATAGGCCGTGCGCCGCCCGCTGCTGTCATGTTCGATGCCATAGCGGATGCGGGCGCCACCGGCGCGGTCCTCGAACTTTGCCGCATCGAGGTGATCGGCCTCTTTCAATTCGATCTGCAGCGGCACCACCAGCCCGGCCGAGCGTGGGCGCCGCACCCGCAGGGCGAACACATCGCCGCCTTCGATGGTTTCGCGCATTGCCAGCGACAAGAGCCCGTGGAAATCGGTGTGGCCATCGGCGTCACACTGATCCGCCCAGCGAGCCCAGAGATCATCGACCAGCTTGTTTGCGGCCTTGTCCGCGCCCGCCGCACGGGGGCGGATGCCAGTGCCGACAAGGCTGTTGACCAGCACCGCCACGGCTTTGGCCGCGAGGGGATTGTTGCGCACTAGATCGCGCATCCGATCACGCAGCAACGGGGCGGCCAGACCGATTTCCGCATCGGCGGCCTTGCCGCTGGTGGTCCAGCCATCTGTGCCGCGGCCTTTGGCCGAACCGTCATAGGCGCGACGCAGATTGCCCAGCGCGATCCGGGCCGCATAGCGCTGCGAGGCTGCCCGCGGCGAAATCAGCGCCACCGCCCGGTCGATCAGGCCCCAGCGGATCACGGGCGGGGTTTTGTTCACCGCACACCCCGGCGGAAACTGGCGAAGCCTGCGACGGGAAGTGGTGCGCCGATCGCCTGTGCCATCTCAGACTCAATAATGCGAACCCGGGACAAGAGGTCAGCGGCGTTGCCATATTCGACGGTCCGACCATCGGAGGTCACACGCAGGGTGCCCGCGGCATAGGCCCGTTTCAGGGCATCGAGTTCAGCTTGTGTCCAGGCCATGTCAGAACCATTTCTTTCTCGAGCCCATCCAGGGGGCGGGTCGTTTTGCGGTTGTCGGTGGTGCGGGTCGGTTGGGCTGCCCGGCGGGAGGGGCGTCCGTGGGCCCGGTTGGCCGGTCGAGTTGCCCCTCCAGCTGTTCCCAGCGGTGATTGTCCCAGCGATCGATCCCCATCAGCCATGCGGCGGCACGGGCATAGACCCGGCAATCCAGCGCCTCGTTGCGTTCACGGGTCTGCTGCCATTCCAAGCGCTGGAAGCCCTGCCGGGTCTTGATCGTCATCAGCTGCTCGGCCGTCAGCTGCTTCATCCATTCCGCCGTGGTGCCTTTCGGGATATGCACGAAGCCGTGCGGCCATTCCGCCCCCTCGGCCAGTTCCTCGTCGGTCGGGGCCACAAGCCGCAGGAACCGATAGGTTTCTGACTTGAACACTGCCCCGGCGACCTTCCATAGCTGCACGCCGCGGCGCAACTTCCGCCCGGCCTCCGTCACCTCGACATAAGTCGGACCGTCAACTGGCGTAGAACGGTCAAACCCCGCCACGCCCTTGATCGCGATCACCTGTCCGCGCCCGGCCGCCCGCACCCAGGAATAGACGGCGTCGGTCGTGACGCCATCGCCGGAGTCGATCGCCATCCGCGCGAGTGCCATCCGGCAACCGCTCGCGTGTTCCCAAGTCTGGCCAAGGAATGCCGACAGTTGCGCCCAGACTTCCGGGCGGGCGGTGTCACCCTCCAGAACGACGTGATCGACCAGCCAAGAACACAGATTGCGGCCCCAACCCCAGACGTCGACCTCGATCCGGTCGCGCTGCACATCGGCCCCGGCGGTCAGCAACAACACGCCCTCCGGTGCCAACCCAAGCTGCCAATCCGCCCGCCGTTCATAGAGCCGCTGCCAGTCCGGTGCCTCGCCGCGTTCCTGCCAGGTCTCGCCGAGGATCGTGTTCTTCAGCGTCTTCAGCGCGGCATCATTGCCCAGCGCGCCTTCCCAGCCTCGGGCGATTTCCTCCCATGACAGCCACCCCAGCGGCGAATAGAGCCCGGAAATGTGATACCCGACCACGCCCGCGGCTTTTGCCGCAGCCTGCACCTCTGGCGCGGCGGTCGCCTGCCACCCCGCACCATTCTCCTCGGCCATCATCCATGTCTTGTGCCGCTCGGCGATCGGCGCGTCGCAATGCTCGC